GAGCGATGAATTTGAATTAGATGAAATTAGAAAAAGAATGTTTACTTTCTGTCAGTGTAAAATTGAAGATGTAGAAATGAAAAAGTTAATAAGAGCCAAGCTAAAAGGCGCTGGAATAAAAAAATTAAATGAGACGTTTGGCCTAACATCAAAGCAGTTAATTCAACTAGGTAGAATAGGACCCACGACGGCAATGAGGATACAAAATATCGTGGAAGAGCATAGATGTGAATCCGATGGATACTAATGAAATTAACCAGGGAGACGCAGAGTGAGTTTTAAAATGGGATGGTGGAAGCGTGGATGAAATAGATTTTGATAATGCAAAGAAAGCTGTTGTAGCCGCAGATAAAGCTTGGGATGAACATCCTGTCTTTGAAGGAACTAGACCGATTAATCCTTACTTCATTGAGGGGTTTTTATGGGGAGTTGAATGGGCGAAGCAAGAATATGAGGAACAATTGGGTAGGGAAGAGCTAAAAAGATCTATTCGGTGTGGTAAAGAAAAATGAGTGAAATAAATCAAGGCGATGCTGAAGTAACAGCACTTAGGAAACTTATTGACGATAATAAGAAAATATCAAACGCTCAACTAATTCTTGTGGAACAGTTAACCGAAGCACTTAGGTACTGTGCCGATGAACCGTATTCAGAATATAGTTGTGAATACTGTAGAAAAAATCTTGAGAAGATTTTAGGAGAAGTAAAACCGTGAAGGGAAAATATTTTATGACAGGGGAAACAATAATTTTAATTACCGCTATTGCACTATGTGTTCTAGCGGCCGTTGCTTATATACACAAAGATGATGGTGCTGCAAAAGACTACAAAGAGGCATCAAGTCAAGTAACCGCCTCAGTAACTCGTCTACGAGATGAGATGATAAGTATAAATGAATCTGTGAGGTTATCCCAAGAAAAAACAAATAAAGAACTTGAGGTAATTACAAAAGTAACTGGAGATATGCTTAACGATCTTCAGCTAAGGGTTAAAGAGCTAGAAAATAAAAAACCACTCTCACAGCTACATGATTTAAATTTAAGATTCGCTCAGCCTTTACAAGTCTCAGTTATTTATAGAGAAGCTAAGAAAAAATCAAAACCGTTAATACCTACAAATGAAGTAAAGATTGAGAGAAGACATAATTTCGAAACTCGAAAAGTTCCATTAATGGATCGAGCTGGTTTATTTAAAATGGAGGATGACAAGTGAGTGAGCAGAAAGAAATTCTTAGACTTAAGCAAGGTGACATCGCTTTTTTTAGAGAAATAAAATTAGAGCCTCGCCGTAATGCTAAAGATATAAAATTCACTAATGGAATATTTGGTTTCGGTCTGATGCTCGGAGCTCATGCTCCAGGAATGGCACCTCTTACAGAAAACTCGTTTATGACTTTAATGGGCCAGTGTGGATTTTTAAGTTTCGATAATCTTAAAGAATTTATAGGCGAAGAAGAGATGAATATTTGTATTAAGAAGTTCCAAGATAAATATCATCCAAAAGTTCCGCCCATAGTAAACGGAAAAGACGGTCACTCTGTTCAGGTGACTGAAACGAACTTAGAAGGAGATTTACAATGAGTAATCTTATGAATGTAGTATCCGGTTTTTTATTCGGTTTAGGCCTAATATTAGCATCAGAGGTAATGGCGCATTTGTTCCACTTTGGATTTTGTAAATAATTTTATGGTGAGGCGACCTCGACGCGATGAGGTGACGATAATATGGGAAATATGGTATTCCGCCCATTGAGTGACTTGGAGCCACGGTAGGTACCGCCTTCTAGAGCCCAATCCTACCCTCACCACCTTTTTAGTTTACTTATAGGCATAGTAATAGTATTAAATATTTAAAGAAGTAGGGAGTTGAGATGGAACATAATCCGTTTTCAGAAACACAATTATCTATTTTACCAAAAATAGTAGGAAAAGACTTCGAAGCTAAATGGTGTGAAGGTTTAGACATAGAAGCTTATCACGGAGATAGAACGGCGCTTTCGTCTTCTGGGTTAAAGGTTTTAGTTGAAAGAACTCCGAGTCATTTTAAATCTTATTGGACGGCGGGAATGACGGTAGATAAGACTAACGCGGCTCTTCGATATGGATCACTCGCACATTTGGCAATTTTAGAACCCGAAAAGTTTAAAAGCCGATTCGTATTAGAACCTAAATTTGAAGGTCTAACTAAGGATGGTAAGGTTAGCTCTCAATCTAAAGAGGCAAAGGATAAAAAAGCTTCTTGGTATTCATCTTTACCAGCAGGCTCTTTAGTCGTTACAGCCGAAGACTACGCCGCTATTACTGGAAGTATAAGATCTATCCTTGCTCACGAAAAAGCCGGTAGGGTAATTGTAGGAGCTAAGACAGAAATAAGTGGTTATTTTCGCCACTCTACTACTGGTATTTTATGTAAATTACGTCCGGATATTTATCATCATGATAAAAAGGTATTAATAGATTTAAAGACCACACGAGATGCGAGCGAAGCATTTTTCTCAAACGAAATAGCCAGAAGAAATTATCACTTATCTTTAGCCTTTTATGGTCATGGGATAAAACAAATCACAGGAGTTGAGCCGCAAGTATATGCGCTTTTAGCAGTGGAGAAAGAACCTCCTTTTGCAACGGCTCTTTATACGATTAATAAAGAGACTATGGATACTGCGCGAGCATGGATTGAAAGCGGAATGCAAACACTTAAGCAGTGCCTTGAAACAGATAAATGGCCTTCCTATCAAGATGGGATAGCAGAGGATATTTCAATACCCGCATGGGCACATCAAAAACATTTGCCTATGTTTAATTTCGATGAAGAGGAAGTATAAAATGGAAGCTGAAAAAGTAGAAACAGTAGAAAAAAAAGGTGTAGTTGTATCAATAGGAAAACAAGGCGCACTTGATTTTCAAAATCAAACGGAGCTAGCCTCAGCGGCTCGACTTTTAATTAAAATGAATATGGCGCCAAAGACTTTAATAGAGCAAGGTCTTGAGGCTGTAATGAGCGCTCTTCTATTTATAAAGCAATTTAACTTGCCCATAAGCGCGATGAACGAGCTCGGTTATGTTAAGGGGAAGCTAACTGTTTTCGGGTCATTGTTCACGGCTCTCGCAGAAAGACATGAGCTATACGGGGAGAAGGAAGAATTTTTTATCACCAAGGAGGGTGATAGGATTTCTGTAGAGAATAAAAATCTTACTACTGGAGTACCTTGGGCTCATGTAATGAGAATTAGAAGGAAAGACGCTACGGTTTGGAATGAGTATTACTTCTCAATCGACGACGCTGAAAAGGCTGGATTATTAACTAAAAATACAAAACTCGATTCGGGTTGGGTAAAATATACAAAAGACCTTCTCTATCATAAAAATAAAAATAGAGCCTTAAAGTCGAACTACGCCTCAGCTCTTAATGGAATACTTTATCACGAGGACATCGCTGCCGATTTAACTTCTGAAAAAGATGTTACTCCCGCTTCACAGTCATTAAATGAGATGTTTTGAAAATGAAGAAATATATCAAGGGTCGGCAGAAATGACAAATATACATGAATAGCATTAACACAGCCTTTGCCCTTGGGTCTATTTTAACAAATATTGTATGGATATTTGTAACGATTACACATAGGAAAAAAGGTTAATACCCTGGGTGAAAGATGAAAAATAAACCATACGTCTGTTTTAATTGTGGAGTTCCATTGTTGGTTCCGGTGGAAGCGCCGAAGCCGATATATTGCGACAAATGTGAGGCAGGTCTTAAGCCTGTTGAAAAGAAGGAGTAGTTTATGGTTAAAGGTATAATCGTTAATGAGCATGAGCTAGGAACCTGCAAGATGACACAAGATCTTGAAGAATCTTTTCTTGAATCATGTAAGCACAATAACACTACTCCCGATGACCTAGAATACTTCCGTTCTTATGTTTGGAACTTAATGGCAATGATAATCAATGAGATGTCAACAGGTTCAAAACCAGAGGGAAAATGAATAGAGAGATACGAAAACAAAGATGCTTTCAAATACCCAAAGACAAACTGGATCAATTTCTAGTTAGCCTAAGCATGAACAATGGTGATTTGGTTCATTTTGAAGCTGAATACGTTTTCTTAAATAATGATCACTATGACGTTATTGTGAACAGGTTTGGCTCTTATCCCTATGCCGAAACCGAAATAGCCAGATTTGCCGAAAAACTTAACGCAGGTCCGGAACCAGTTTCACAATCGCCTTGTCAGAACCCAGAATTATGCAAAGAGTTTTGCTATGGCAAATGTTTAGAGAAGAACGAGAAATGACAATTACCACTAGAAGCCTAACGGCTCCTTTCGAAACTTATCGGCTCCGAATAAGGGTAAGATCGGGCATTAACAAAGGTTTCCAACCTGTTGCAAAAGGAGAAAAGGAATGAATAAACCACAACAAATTGACTGGAAAAGACCAGAATATCCGCACAGAAAATCTGACAGCTATCCCATTGACCAGCGCATTGCCGATCTTCAAAGCATTATCGAAACTCAATGCTCTAGAGGAAACTACGATACCAGCGAATACATGCGAGGAATGGCAAACGGTCTTTTGCTGGCCTGGAATATTGTCGTTGAGCCATATGGAACCGAAGTCCCGTATTTTAATGAGGATGTAATTCCAAAAGAAAGCACAATCGCTTGAGAACCGGCATTTTAACTAGAGATGAACGCCGAGCAATGGAGCGTGCTAAAGAAAAGCACGTTCGCAAGCTCATGCAAGGCGGCTATAACGAATGGCGAGATATTACCAACGAGCCACATACCAAGAGTATCCTAGAAGGAATGCAGAACATCCCTAAAAAAGTTTATATGAATGGTACTTTCACGGTTCAAGTATATGACACCCCTAATTCATGGGGAGCTGAGCGAGTTATGATTCGATGGAATGATGCTAGGCCAGACCATGATTGGTCTTTATTCCAGAGAATCAAAAATGATCTCTTCGGTCAAGATCGTGTGGCCCTAGAAGTTTACCCTTCAGAAAGACACAAACAGGACGTAGCAAATATGTATTGGCTCTGGGTTTTGCCTAAAGAATTTGATTGTCCCATTGAGTTTAAAACAGGTTATCCACCTGTTGGAGAGAAGAAATGAAGAAACAGGTAATTTTAACTGGTCATCAACTCAAAGAGCTTCAGTTCTTCTGTAAAAACGTTACGGGTATAAGACAAGAATATTATGAAATGCTAGATGAGTTTTTAAGATTTAAACCCAAAATCGACGAACTTATGAAGACCGCGAAAATGATCTCTAAATATCTCAAGGAACTAGGAGAAGACCACGACATTAGCCCATTTAAAAATTGGTTTGAGTTGGAAAATGAAACAGGTCCTAAACCAGAATGAATGACAATACGAAGGGTAAAATATATAACTTTTTAAATAGAAAATTGGTCGTTTGGGAAGTTTTACTTATAGTTTTCGCTGCAAAAGCAACTCGCACACTTCTTGATTGGATTTGGAAATGACATCAGAATTTGAAAAAGAATTACGCCAATTACTTAATAGGCATTGTAGAGAGAACGGGTCTAATACTCCTGATTTAATATTAGCTGACTACCTCAAAGCTTGTTTAGATAATTTGGACATAGCAATAATTGGTCGAGAAGGCTGGTATGGCCGAAGAGAAACTCTTCTTAAAGAAGGCCTTCCTCCGACATGTCCAGCGTGTGGTGTTCATTGCATTCACACAGGTCTAGAACCAGGGAAAGAAGAATGAAAGAACAAGGTGATTTCGCTCAAACAGTTGTTATTGAACAACTCGATGGTGGTTATATCTTTAAAAGAAGTGGCCTTGGGAACAAAGATAAGATTCTTATGACCTTTACAGATGTTGTTAATCAGATAGCTAGAGAGTTTGATCTTATTAAGGTTGGCGAATCTATTGAACTGAAACAGGTGTAAAGCCAGTGGAAACAAAATGGCCCTGTGAGGGATGTGCTTTATTAGAAGATGAAAGAGATGCCTATCGCGAATGTCTTAAAATAGCAGCAGAAGCTTTACACCAGATCTATGATATCGGTGATTTTGGAGGGCACGCCAGAGAGACGGCGTTTAAGGCCCTAGGTAGACTTGAAGAAATGAAATATAAACTTGGTGAATTTTAATATATATGGGGCTAATTGGCTCCAAGGCGCTGCGACCACATCGCGTTGTGGTGGGCTAACTCAAGGCACTTGTATGCGAGCCTTGAAGCTGAATGTATACTCGATAGGATTGGGCTCATGACCTACAACCTATCAGCGCCGCTTTTATACAGGATTGAAACCAGAATGAGAATACAAGAGTATCATTCATTTAGAGAGCTATCAGAAGAGCTTCACGGTCCAGCAAATGCCTGGCATCAAATTAAGATCACGATCGAGATCTTAGAATCTGCCCTTTATAGGATTATGAAAGAAGGTACCACTGGGGATGGCAATACGCCTGCATGTATGATTGCATACACCGCATTACAAAGTATTGAATCAGGAAGTGAATCAGGTCTAGAATCAATATGTAATTGTACCAAACATGAATGTGATCTTCAATGTTCTTGTAAATGTCATTGTAAACAGACTGAAAGTTTTTGAAAATAGTACTAGTATTCACTATCGATTTAAAGATAGCAAGTTGTGCGGCAGCGTGGAAGGACATGCAGGCAATGAGATCATAGAAATGGTGAGTCTATGGCGCCCAACCCCAAGCCGGTATCAAGCCCGGCCCGCACTTTTACACATGCTAATACCAGATGAAAAAAAGTAAAATTAAGCCTGCAACTAGATCTCATGTCCTCAGATATATAAGATTTAAACTTCGCTCAGAAGTCTTGGTTAGAGCATACTTATTTACTCCGTTATCTATATTCGGCGATAAGACTCCAGAACAGTATGTATGCTGGGCTAAAAAGAGTGGACACGGCAAATATGCTTGGAATGAGATTCTAGGCGTCTTTAGAAGAATGTTGGGTTAACTTAAAATAGATTGAAATTGGGGAAGGCCGTCCATGGCCTTGAGGTAGACTCCACGAAACCAAGATCGCTTTGTCCCACTTAACCTAAGCCTAGCATAAATTTCATTGCATATTAGTGACTTTTAATGAGAACTAATAATGTATGGGGTTTAACAAGAAATCACTTAAAAACTTAAAGCCAATAAAGCCCGGGGAAGTAAAGAATCCAAAGGGTAGGCCTATTCTTAGTCCTGAGATAAAAGAGTTAAGGTCCCTTACGATTGATGTCTATCGCGAAGTAATACAGATCGTCATGACAGGAACCTTAGCGGAATTAAAAGTAATGGCGGAAGATCCTAAGACCGCAGCTTTCAAAGTTGGTATCGCTGTATGTGTGATGAAAGCTATTAAAGAGGGGGACTATGCGACCATTGAACGAATCTCAGAGAGAATTATAGGTAAAATACCCGAAGTCGTAACGGTGACTGGTAACTTTACTAGAGAAGTAACTGAGATTGATCCTGTAATGCTTAGGGCTGCAATGGACCGGCTGCAGAGAGATGTCTGAGATAACCCAAGAGAGTTATGATAAGTCGGCGCTTAGGATCTTATGCGAGACCGATCATCTATACTTCTCTCGCTATTTCTTTAAAGCTCGTCAGGGTATAAAGTTTAAGGTTAATTGGCATCATAAGCTAATTTCTGATACTTTAGAGAAAGTAATTCAGGGGATAATAAAGAATGTTGTTATCACGATTTCGCCAGGTTCTTCTAAAACTGAACTCGCCGTTATCAACTTTATCGCTCGTGGACTTGCTATTAATCCCCGTAGTCGTTTTCTTCATCTATCAGGCTCTGATAGCCTTGCCTCACTTAATTCTGCCACTGCTAGAGAAATTATTAGGTCTGATGAGTATCAAAGACTCTGGCCCCTTAAAATAGCGGATGATGCTAATGCTAAAAAAAGATGGAATGTTCTCGTCGATGATCAACCTGCAGGAGGAGTTTACGCCACTTCTCTCGGCGGACAGATTACAGGTTTTAGAGCGGGGCATATGGCTTCAGGATTTAACGGCTGTATCCTCATCGATGATCCCTCTAAGCCAGAAGATGCTTTTTCAAAACATAAGCTCGACGATGCTAACCGAAAGCTTCTCACCACCGTCAAATCCCGTAAAGCCAATCCAGACACGCCTATAGTTTTAATAATGCAACGCATAGCGGAAATGGACTGTGCTGGCTTTATAAAGGCCGGCAACCTCGATGGTGAGTGGACCTTCGTGAAGATACCGGCCGTGATAGATAAACCTTACCTTGAGTCTCTGGGTAAGGAATACGTGGATATGATCGAGCCATCAGAGACTGATACTAAAGGTAGATTCTCCTATTGGCCTTATAAAGAGCCTTTGGCTCAGCTTCTTTCTATGGAACGGGGCGACGGGAATGATCAATCTGGTGCCATAATAAGTCGACACGTCTTTAGCTCACAGTACCAGCAAGAGCCCATTACTCTCGGGGGTAACATAATAAAAAGTGAATATCTCGGGCGCTATCAAGTTATCCCTAAAATAAAGTACCGAAAGATATTCGCTGACACCGCAATGAAGACAAAAGAGTTTAATGACTTCTCTGTGTTCGAGGAGTGGGGATTAGCCGATGATGGTAAGATTTATCTTTTAGATATGATTCGAGGGAAATGGGAAGCGCCGGAACTTCAACGACGAGCAATTGCTTTTTGGTCTAAGGCTAAGTCAAGAGACCTAGATAAGTTCGGCCAGGTCCGTGAGATTCAAGTTGAAGATAAATCATCGGGTACAGGTCTAATTCAAACTTTAAAGCTCCCTCCGCATAATATTCCAATTAAACCCATTGAAAGGGTGAAAGATAAAATCACTCGTCTAATGGATATTCTCCCCTATATAGAAATGAATCTTGTCTCAGTACCTGAGTCGAGTCCTTTCACAAATGACTTCATTGCTGAGTGTGAGTCTTTTAGTTCTGATGATTCACATTTACATGATGATCAAGTTGACTGTCTTATAGACGCAGTTAATGATTTGCTTTCTTCTACTAATCATCTAAAGATGTGGGAAGAGCTATCGAAGAATAAAGACGACGATAAGCCTAAAGTACCGTTCATTAACAGGAATAGAAAATAAATTATCTCTAAGGGGGAATAGTGGATCAAGTTAAAGAGACTAAAAATAATACCACGATATTAAAAGAACGCACAAGTCTTGCGCATATGACAGAGATATTCTCTCAAGCAACCACTGATGCAAAGATGACTACCATCGATGGATTTGATAACTTCGTCTCTAAACTAGGTTTAAATAATGAAAATACACTCTCTGCCGGTCAATACGTTTTTAACCTTATCACCCGTAATAGAATACTTCTTGAGGCGGCCTATAGGGGTTCTTGGATTGTTGGCGCTATCGTGGATTCTGTTGCGGAAGACATGACCCGCTCTGGTGTTATAATCACCACCAATGAGGGCGATAAAAACTTACAAGATCTTAAACATGCGTTCTCGAGACTTAAGATACCTCAATCTTTATGCTCTCTAGTTAAATGGGGTAGGCTTTACGGTGGTGCGATTGCAGTTTTACAGATTAAGGGTCAGAGACTTGATACTCCAATAAATCTAGATACTGTGGCTAAAGATCAATTTCAGGGGATAGTGGTTTACGATCGATGGCAGCTTAACCCGGTTCTAGAGAATCTTATAGATTCTGGTCCAGATATGGGACTGCCCGCGTACTATGATATTGTAACAGATCCAAGGGCCACTCAGCCTAGTTTTAATACAGCAACGGGTCAGATTAGGGTTCATCACTCTCGATGTATAAGAATGACCGGTATTGATCTACCGTTCTTCCAAGCCATAACAGAAATGATGTGGGGCGAATCTAATCTTGAAAGACTATGGGATAGACTTATAGCTTTCGATAACGCCACCATGAGCTCAGCAAGTCTAATCGATAGAGCTAATTTAAGACACGTGGGAGTTAAGGGTCTACGTGAAATTATAGCCGCAGGTGGAGCAGCTCAAGCCGGATTACTCTCCATGTTTGAGATGATGAGAACCCTTCAAGTAAACGAGGGACTCACCCTACTTGATTCAGAAGATATACTAAATACAACTTCATACTCATTCGCTGGTCTATCCGATATGATGCTTCAGTTCGGGCAGCAGCTGTCAGGTGCATGCGGAATACCTCTAGTTAGATTATTCGGGCAATCTCCCGCTGGTCTAAGCGCTACCGGTGAGTCTGATATTAGAATGTACTACGATAATGTGAATGCCCAACAAGAAGCGAAACTTCGTAATGGTTGGGAGATGATTATTAAGGTTATGTGGAGATCTTGCTTCGGTAAGCCCGTACCGGATGATATGCAATTCGTATTCACACCTCTCTGGCAGATGACGGCTACTGATAAGGCTAATAATGCTAAGACTATGACTGAAACTGTTATAGGTGCTTTCGAAACTAATCTTATTAATAAGTCCACAGCTATGAAGGAATTAAGACAGACGTCAGGTGATACCGGACTCTTTAGCAATATTACTGATGAAGATATTCTTAAAGCCGAAGAGGAAGATGAAAATCCACCCGATCCCAATGAGCAAGAAGGCTCTTCGGATCCATTAAATCCAGAAGCAAGTGCGGTAAAAAAACCTGTTCCTAGTCTTGGTTAATGATTAAGATAAATCTTATGAATAACTTATTAGATGAACAGTACATCCCACCACCAAGAGGACCTACTTCATTCGATTATTTTTTAATTATCACCATGATTAGCTCATCACTTTATTTAGTTTATTGGTTACTTAAAAAGTAATGTTTAAACTTCGATCACTCTCATTAGATGCTAAGAAAACAGTTAAAGGAAACTTTAAATCCTCATCAACGGCTGAGAGAGAATTCCACAGACAGCTTAAAAAAGTAGCTAGAGTATCGGGTCATATTATAGAGAGTCACACTGATGGTGTAAAAATATCAAATGAATCTAATATGCAGAAAGCCCTTGAAGACTATGCGAAGCTAATTACTCCTTGGGCGAAGAGACAGTCCGCTAAGATGTTAGATAAAGTACAAGCTTCAAATAAAAGAGCGTACAAACAACAATCAAAAGCTCTGGGTTTAGAGATTCATCATCAACTGGAGAAAACAAATAACCTTCATAAAGAAGTTCAGATCGCAAAAGATCTTCATACAGAACAAGTGGCGCTTATAACATCAATACCTATAGAGGCAGGACTAAGGGCTCAGAAGTTAGCCCGTGAAGCCGTTCTACATGGAACTCGAGCAACTCCAGATCAAGCAGTAATAGATGAAATAAAAAAACAATTAGGACTTTCTACCGAAGTTGCCACAAATAGAGCAAAGCTTATAGCAAGAACAGAGACCGCAAAAGCCAATGCAGTATTCAATCAGGCTCGTGCAATGAGTGTTGGAAGTAATCAGTATCGTTGGCATAACTCAGGTGATGGTAATGTCAGACATTCACATAGAATCTATAAGGGTAAACGACTTCAGGGAATGATTTTCTCTTGGGATAACCCTCCAACACTCGACGATGGTATGACAGGTCATCCAGGTGAATTCCCAAATTGTAGGTGCTTTGCTGAACCAATTTTAGAAAAAGAATAAAGCTTATTGACTATTTTCACGATAACTCAGAGAGTTGAGGTAATCTGATTATGCATTTTAAAAATTAAAGATAAAAAAATTTAAGGGGGACTTAATAATGGTGCCATATCCTACGCAGGTAGTAAAAAATCAGTTCGGAGAACAATATAATAATTTCATACTAGGTGGATCTAGTGTTATCGACTTTAATTTTATTGTTGATAGTGCTAACGGAAACGGTCTAGGAATTAGATCCCTAAAGGGTAGTCCTTTAGTTTCTGCCGTCTTTATGCACACAAGTGCAACTCCATTATCAGGAAATCCTAATCCTTTAGCAGGTGGTGTTTTAGTTCAATTTTCAAAAGCCTTTCAAGGATATGATACGGGTTTCTGGGGTTGCGGTAGTCCTCTATCAGGTACACCAGTGAATATTACTTCCGGTCTAACTATACATCAGACATATACAATTGTTTCAGTTGGTACATCTACGGTAGCTAACTGGCAGGCTGTAGGTTTGCCGAGTAATATAGTCCCAGCAGTAGGTGCTTCATTCGTAGCTACAACTGCAAGCGCAGGTACAGGTACAGGAGTAGTAGAGGTTTCTAGCTCTTCCGGGATAGACAGTCTTGAACTCTGCGGTGATCCCAATCAGACCTGTAATCCAGCTAGCGGAGGAGGATATCTTATTTCTCAGTTTCTTTTAAACGGAACCAAGACCCAGCCCGCTGATAACACAGTCGTTGGAATGAGAGTTGTAATGTTAAATCCAACAGCAGGTCCTATCAACTAAAGTGAAATACTACGTTAAGTATAAGATTTCCGAAAATATAGCAGAAACCCCAGAAGGGTATCTCGTATGTATCGGAGTTCCCATTGCTCGAACAGGGGAAATGATTTATGGAGATGGTGAAACACCGCTCGAAGCTGATGATAAGGGTCAAGTATTAATTACCCGCGATGAGCAGGAAGTATTTAGACCTGAGACTATAGCTTCATTCGAAGGTAAAGCCATAACCATAAAACATCCAGAAGAGTTTGTAGGACCAGATAATTGGTCTGAGCTTGCGAAGGGTGTAATACAAAATGTTCGCAGAGGTAAGGGCGAACAAGGGGATGATCTAATAGCTGATCTTTTAATTACGGATAAGATGGCTATTGGCCTTGTACGAAACGGGTTAAGGGAGGTCTCATGTGGTTATGAGGCTGACTATGAGCAAATTGAAGACGGTAAGGGAAAACAAAAAAATATAATCGGAAATCATTTGGCTTTGGTAAATCAAGGTCGCGCGGGTTCTGGTTATGCAATTAACGATCATAAAGGAGAACTTAAAATGAGTCTTAAAGACAAGATCAAGGGGATTTTTGCAAAAGCCCAAGATGAAGCCATGAAGATTGCTGAGGATGAGGATAAGAAAGAAGATAAAGCTAAGGACGAAGATAAGAAGGACGAAAAGAAAGACGATTCTAAAGATGCCAGCGCCTATGATGAACTCGTTAAAATGGTAAAAGATCTTAGTGAGAAAATCTCAGGAAT